AAAGGTTGCAGTCCATGCCCCGTAGCCCGCAGGGTCGTCATTGTTTCATTGCGAGTATAACAAAGAGGCTGACACAATTGGTTATGCTCACCTTCACAAAGGGGAGGATAAGGAATTGTTGCGGTCACGGGCAAAGAGCGTAAGCAGTAGACGCAATGAAAGAATTACGAGGGCTTTACGGAAACTCTTTTCTCCCAGTATCATCACTCGAGCAAGTGGGTCCACGTCTGGATGTCGTGTGTGTGTGTCTGGTTTATAGCTTGGTGAACCGATGATGGCGGTAGGTTGATGCAAGTGAAGGCCATGATGGCAACCTCTCCGCTTTCTTGCGATAGCCGAGGAACGAGGGGACGATAGAAGCCCGAAGGGTGGAGACTTTAGGCTCCATGCTCTTGCACGATAGCGCGGTAATTCGCCCATACTAAGGTTTGATGTACCATTGTACGTTGACACAGGGGCATTAGAGGGTGCTATGAATGGGGGAGAGGGTAAGGGTGAGGGGGAGCGAGAGGAGAATAGATGAGTAACGTAGCATTAAGAAAGCTTACCAAGCGACAGAGTGCATTGGTTGAAGCGTATGTAGCAAACGGTGGCAATGTCACAAAGGCTGCACAGGAAGCTGGATACGCAGCAGGCGACAGCGGAAGAGTCACAGCACAGAAGAGTATGAAGCTACCCCATGTGCAGCAATACATGATGGTTGTGGTAGCAGAACAGTTCAGTAGATATGCACCTGCAGCCGTGCACCAGTTGGCAGGACTCTCCAAGGGTGCCAAGTCTGAGTACGTGCAGCTTGAGGCGAGCAAGGATTTGCTAGACAGAGCAGGCTTCAAGCCGATAGATCGCAGTCAAGTGCAACTCGCAGGGGATATTAAGGTTTCCATTGACCTAGGATAGAGGGGTGGGGGGTAAAAATCCGGTAGTAGTTACTAGCTAGTGGTCCCTCACACACATGATTGGTGAAAAAAGCCCGAAGCTGTAAAAATGTTTTTGGTTCATAAGGCTCGATGAAAAGGATTTAGACATGCCGAGATTTGGTGATAAGGTTCCGGAAGAGACTCCTGCGAACGGAGTTAATGTTGATGCTAAGAAGGCATTGACTAGTTCTGGTTATAAGAAGGAGGCTAAGTAATGTGTGGAAAGAAGGCTGAGAGTTCTGAGTCTATCTACCAGCGTATCAAGGGTGACACTCCATTGACTCCCTTGGTTGATTTAGGGACTGATCCTAGCGAGTATGCGCCTAGTCGCACTCAATCACTTCGTAATGTGGCAAAGCCTATGAATGGCCGAGCGCGCTCATTGCTGATGCCTTACGGTCTTAGCTAATGGCTAGTGCTGCATGGACTCGCAAAGAGGGTAAGAACCCCAAGGGTGGCCTTAATGCCAAGGGCCGCGCTAGTTATAAGAAGGGGACATTGCTTGCCCCTGTTAAGAGCGGGGACAACCCTCGTCGCGCTTCCTTCTTAGCCCGTATGGGTGGAATGAAGGGGCCGGAACGTGACGCCAAAGGTAAGCCGACTCGCTTACTTCTAAGCCTAAAGGCATGGGGCGCTTCGTCAAAGGCTGACGCTAAGTCTAAGTCAGCAGCAATTAGTAAAAGGAATAAGTCTGATGGCTAAAGGGCTGTACGCAAACATGAACGCTCGAAAGAAAAAGGGGACTAGCCGATCAAAGGCCAAGTCTACTGTGAGTGACAAGGCTTATTCCAACATGAAAGCAGGCTTTCCCAAGGGGAAGAAAACTTTACTCAAGGAGAATAAGTAATGGCATGGACCTATAAGAGCGGAGAGCCTTATGTAGGCGATACGCATGAGCATATGGGTACTCACTTCACTGGCAAGACACGTATGCAGGGCTTTAAGCCTTTAGTTTACGTTAAGGAAGCACCAACCCAGAACAAGCCTCGACGTGTTCGCCCCACCCCCTTTAAGAAAGTTAATCCAGATGGCTAAGAACAAAAAGACAATGCTTAACTCTTCTAAGCCTGAGACATTGGATGAAGAGTACCAGCGGCTAGAGGACGAAATGGATGATGTGCCTGCTGATTACAGCATCTTCACCAAGATTCGCCGCAAGGTTCGTAGCCTGTTGCAGCTACCAGAATCAAATGGTGGGGTTACGTCGCGCCGACGCCTTAATCTAGAGCGCCGCATGGATGAGATTGAAGAAGAAATGAGGAAGTAATGAGTTTCCTCAATACCCTTTCTCAGCCTGAGCGAGATGCCCTCAGACGGGTGGTGCAGGTAGTTCATATGAAGCACCATCCCAAGGATTTTGTAAACGAATACGAGATTGATAAGCTGATTGAGGCCATTGGGCCGGAGATTGCTTCTCGAATGATCCGTACTGGAATTGATAGAGGAGTCAGAGAATGGTAGATTTAGTTCCGTTTGACCCAAAGAAACATAAGCCTATTTCTACTGTAGCTGGTGGTACCGCCACTGAATACTTGGCTAGCGAAACAGCGCCTGACGGTGGGGCTTGGAATATTCCTCAAATTTGGTTTGACTCAGAAACCAATAAGCCAAAATTGCTGACTGGGGACAAGGCTTGGAATCAGGCTTTTGAATACGAAGAGAGGACTGGGAAAAAATTCCCACGCTTTGAGTCTATTAAAGAAGCTGTAGATTCTGCTAGAAGTAGAAGCAACGCCGGTGGTGCCACAAGAGAGAGCTTATTAAAAACTGATGGCAGACTTTAAATACAAGCCTGACGGGGCTGTCGTTAAAGCCTTTATGAAAGACGATACATTCTTTCGTGGCATCCGTGGCCCCGTTGGCTCTGGCAAGTCTGTCTCCTGTTGCGTTGAGATATTCCGCCGCGCCCTTGCTCAAGAGCCAAATAGCAAAGGGATGCGTAGAAGCAGATGGGCAATCATCCGCAACACCAATCCCCAGCTAAAGACCACAACCATTAAGACGTGGCTTGACTGGTTTCCAGAGGAAGACTGGGGTAAATTCACTTGGTCTGTTCCCTATACCCACATGATCCGCAAGGGAGACCTAGAGCTAGAGGTTTTATTCTTAGCACTTGATCGGCCAGAGGACGTAAAGAAGCTCTTGTCGCTAGAGCTTACAGGTATCTGGGTTAATGAGGCCCGCGAGATTCCGAAATCTATTATCGATGCTTGCACTATGCGTGTTGGCCGATTCCCTTCTATGCGGGACGGGGGCGCTACGTGGACTGGCGTTATCGCTGATACGAACGCTCCGGAAGAAGACCACTGGTGGCCGATTATGTCCGGCGAGGTTCCTGTTCCCGACCATATTCCGCGAGAGCAGGCCAAGATGCTGGTCAAGCCGGACAACTGGTCGTTCTATACGCAGCCTGCTGGTATGATTGCCAAGCTGGATGCTGATGGAGAGATTGACGATTATGTGCCTAACGATGTGGCTGAGAACCGTGAGTTCATGCGGGCGGATTATTACTCGAACCTCATTCGAGGTAAGACTAAGAGCTGGATTGATGTTTATGTGATGAACAAGCTAGGCTCGATTCAAGAGGGTAAGCCTATTTATCAAATGTTTGCACCAGATGTCCACGTTGCTAAGGAAGAGATACCCGTCGCGGCGGGCGCTCCGCTTTATGTTGGCATTGACTTTGGCCTAACGCCCGCAGCCACTCTTGGGCAGAAGGTTCGTGGTCGATGGTTTATTCAATCTGAGCTTGTTGCCTTTGATATGGGGATTGTAAGGTTTGCAGAAGTATTGCGTGAGGAAATTGCTACTCGGTTTGCTAGTACCTCTGAGGTGTTTATATACGGCGATCCTGCTGGTGATTTTCGTGCGCAAACGGATGAATCCACACCGTTCCATATCCTTCGAGGCGCTGGTTTGCGGGCATTCCCCGCGCCATCTAACTCCGTTGACCTTCGCCTTGAATCTGTTGCCACTCAATTGCAGAAAATGATTGAAGGTAAGTCTGCGTTCCTGATTGACCCGCGATGCCAGCAACTAATCAAGGGCTTTGAGGGTGGATACCAGTATCGGCGCATGGAAGTTTCCGGCGAGCGGTACGCTGACAAGCCAGACAAGAATATGTTTTCCCACGTTCACGATGCGCTCCAATACATGATGCTTGGTGCAGGCGAGGGTCGCGCACTAATGAATAGCCAGAAGCCAGCCAGCGCTACCGTGGCTAAAAGTGATTTCAATGTGTTTAATAGGGGCAAACGGCCACAGCGAAAGCAGGGGCTATGGTCTCGTATGTGAATTGTGCATTGTGATTATGCAGATATCGTGCAACCGAGTGGTAAATTAGAAGGAGATTGAGATGTGTGGACCGAAACGTAGCCAAGCAGAGAATGCAAGCGCAGCGCAAGACCGAGTTGATGCTGACTTGGCCCGAAGCGATGCAGCGGCTCAACGATCAGAAACCAAGCGCGATGATATTAGCGAAGCCTTGAGCGGGCGTGAGACCAAGATGGGCGGTCGTGGCGGCAAGGGCCGTCGTTCATTGTTTAGCTCTGCTGGTGGCGGCGGATTCTTGGGTCGGTTCGGCTAATGGAAAAAATTGCAAAGCAATACCTTAAGAAGTACGAGAAGGCTAAGACCTTTCGTGAGAATTGGATTCCACTGTTCGAGGAGTGCTATGAGTACGCGCTTCCTCAGCGTGAAAGCTTCTACGCAGAAACCGCAGGCCAGCGTCGGGATGACAAAATCTTTGACGAAACCGCTGTTGTTGGTGTTCAAGAGTTTGCTAGTCGCTTGCAGTCTGGGCTTGTTCCTAACTTCGCACGATGGGCTGACCTTATGTCCGGCAGCGAGGTTCCGCCTGAGCAGCGCGAGAAGGTAGACAACGAGCTTGATGAAGTCACCGAGTACGTGTTTGAAATCCTGCAAAACTCTAACTTTAGCCAAGAGGTACATGAATCATTCATGGACTTGGCCGTAGGCACAGGTGTTTTGTGCGTTGAAGAGGGTGATGCCCGCAATCCGGTCAACTTCTCTGCCATTCCTTTGCCTCATGTGGTGTTGGATACTGGCCCCGATGACAAGATTGACCACGTTTACCGTGAGCGTAAGAATGTAAAGTTCGACCACCTGTCATTGATGTACCCAAACTCTACCTTTGACGAAAAAGTAACCCGTCAGATGGGTATGGAGCGCACAACTACCGTGCTTGAGGTCGTTTGCCGTGACTACAGCAAGAAAAACGAGGAAGCTTATCTTAGCTATGCCTTCTGTATGGAGACTGAGACAGTCCTTCACTCCAAAACCATGAGCGGGAATGGGTCTAATCCCTTTATTTGCTTCCGTTGGTCTAAGTGTGCGGGCGAAATCTACGGACGCGGCCCTCTGATTAACGCGCTGTCAGCAATTAAGACTACGAACCTGACAATTGAGATGATCCTTGAGAACGCGCAGATGTCTATCTCTGGAATCTACCAGATGGAAGACGATGGCGTTATTAACCCTGATACAATTCAGCTTGTTCCGGGGTCTATCATTCCAAAAGCTATGGGTTCCTCTGGTTTGCAGCCCATTCGTGCCGCTGGTAACTTCGATGTAGCCCAACTTGTCCTGTCAGACATGCGGTTAAACATTAAGAAGGCGCTATACAACGACATGCTGGGCAATCCCGACCGTACACCAGCTTCCGCAACAGAAGTTGCCGAGCGTATGGCCGATCTTTCGCGACGTATGGGTGCTGCATTCGGTCGTTTGCAGGCAGAGCTTGTCCAACCCGTGCTGCAACGAGTGATCTACATCCTTAAAAAGCAGGGACGCATCGATGTTCCTGCCGTTAATGGTCGTGAGGTTAAGGTTCGTTCCGTTTCACCACTGGCGCAGGCGCAGGCGAATCAGGATATCTCTACCGTTGCTCGCTTCCTAGAGTTGGTCGGAGGAACCTTTGGCCCTGAGATGTTGCAGCTGCTCGTTGACTCAGAAAAGACGGCTGTTCACCTAGCTAAGAAATTTGGTGTGCCGGAAAGCTTGATTCGTGACGCAGACCAGCGTAAACAAATAGCTGCAATGGCGCAGCAAATGGCGCAGCAGCAAATGCAGGCACCACAACAGGAACAACCTATTGAGCAGCAAGGTTAATATCGGAGTAGATGGCTATCAGCGGGCGTCAAGTCAGGATGCCCAGATCAGCCTTAATGTAGCGGAAGTCTTTGGTGGGCCAGCAGGCATTGCTGTTCTAAAGTACCTTCGGTCAATTACTATTGAGATGGTAAATGGCCCGAATGTATCCACCGAAGAGCTGCGACATCTTGAGGGCCAGCGTTATATCGTCGGCCTTCTGGAACGCAGAGTATCCCATGCACATAGGAGTAAGAACACATGAGTGAAGCAATCGCTGATCCAATTGAAGAACCTATTGAAGCGCCTCGCGACTTTGTTGTTGCTGAAGACGCAGCCCCAGAGCGACCTGAGTGGCTACCAGAGAAATACAAAAGCGGTGAAGACTTAGCCAAAGCCTACAAAGAGCTTGAGTCTAAGCTTGGCACGAAGGACGAAGACTTCCGCTCGAAGATCAAGGAAGAGATGAGCAGTGAGTCGCTCAAGGATCGTCCCAAGACTGCGGGCGAGTACCAGCTTCCTGATTCCGTTGACACGGAAGGCTCTGTTGACAGCGAGTTATTGCAGTGGTGGTCTGAGCATTCCTTTGAGAATGGATACGGGCAGGACAAGTTTGAAAAGGGCATTGAGATGTATGCCCAAGCCCTTTCTGGTTCTGAGCCTGATCTTGAAGCCGAGGCTGCTCAACTTGGCGAGAATGCAAATGACCGCATTCAAGCTGCATCTATGTTTGCCACCAAGTTCTTTCCTGAGAAAGCAATGCCAGCTATTGAACGCATGTGCGAAAGCCATGAGGGAATCATTGCACTTGAAGCAATTCAAGAGGCGTTGAAGGACGGATCATTCTCCGGCAGTGCGGATTCTGTATCAGGTACGAGCGAAGATGATTTGCGCGAGATGATGCAAGACCCGCGTTACTGGAGCAAGAACGATCCGGCGTATGTCAAGAAAGTAGAGGCTGGATTTAAGAAGCTTTATGCAAAGTGAAGTTATCCAGCGAGGTTCTTATCGATTGGTCCCTGCTTCTGCCAGTGACGTTTCGGAGATTGTTAAGCATCTAAGCATTGAAAGCGCTAGGGAGTTAAAACTCCTTGGCTACTCTAGCGTTAAGGAAGGCATCGAAGAGATGGTTTCTAGCGCTGAGTGTTATATCGCCCGCAGGGATGGGTGCGTCTATTCCTGTGTGGGCGGGCTGTTTCATGGCAGCAAGAATGATGACCCCCAAATGTTTGCTATGTTCTCTGGAAACATAAGGGATAACTTCATTCCTATTGCGCGCGGATCAAAAACCTTAGTTAAACTGTTCGATAAGTTTCACCCACGAATGACGATGACCATCCTTTCAGAGCATGAAGCCATGCTGAATTGGGCGTTGTGGTTAGGATTTGAGGTAGTTTCCACCATGAATGACGCCAATAATCACGAATACATCAATTTTGTGCGTTGCAATCCTAGCATGAAAGATGCTTATAGTGGCGAATCACGGCCCGTGATGCACTGAGAGGCCCGTTAGGATACCCTTGTTAAAGTGAAGTAATGG